CGTCTTCACGTTCCCCGATGGCGACGTCTGGGAGGCCCAGCCTCACAAGTGATGACAACTTGTCATTGCATCGGCTAGCTCAGGCGTAGTAGGATCGCCCTTCCCCCGTTCCTCATCCAGAAGGGCTAGGTTGATGATCCGACGCGCTGCGCTCGTACTCCTGTGTCTGTCCACGCTCGCCTGCGGCAGCTCGTCGCCGACGAACCCGTCGCCCACGCCGACCCCGACCTCGACGCGCGTCATCCGCCTCGAAGCGAACCTCGCCTACGGCACGATCGATATCGGCCAGACCTTCGACGCGACGCTGCGCATCTACAGCGACGGCACCGCGCCCCTGACCGTCACTGGGCTCAACGGGCCCGCGGGGTACGCCGCTAGCTGGACCAGCGGGACGATCGCGCCGGGGACGTCGCAGGCCGTGACGATCCGCTTCAGCCCCACCGCGGCGCAGACCTACAACGGCACGCTCACGGTCCTCTCCGACGCGACCAGCGGGACCAACACCACGCAGGTGAGTGGGCGCGGCCAGGGCCCGCCGTTCAAGAAGACCGGCACCGGCTCGAACGTCTTCGACCTGCCGTCAAACGTCAGCCGCGTCCACATCACCGGCGACTACGGCGGCAGCTGCGAGAACTTCGTGGTGAAGATCGCCGGCAAGCTGATCGTGAACGAGATCCTCGGCAGCTGCTCGATCGCGATCGGCCGCCACTTCGACGGCACGTTCCTGGTCACCGGCGGCGGGGTCACCGAGGTGACCTTCTCCAACGGCATCGCGTGGGCGTTCGAGGAGGTCCGCTAGCCCGCGCGGATGGACGACTGCTGCGTCCGCTCGTTCGTCGACAAGGGCTTCCGCGAGGGCTTCAAGCTCGCCGTGTTCGGCGACCGCCACACCTGCCCGACCTGCGGCCAGGTGTTCGAGCTGCGCCGGCGGCCCGAGGCAGACACGCCCGAGGCGGAGGCCTATACCTGGCAGCCGGTGACGCACTGAGCGGTAGGGGGATCTAGACACCCGCCCCCCGCGGGCGCGTATGCTCGCGATACGTGCCCCTCTTCAAACGCCTGACCGCGGCCCTGCTCCTGCGCCAGGTCTCACGCGACCTCAGCGCGATCGCCGCCGCCCTGCAGGAGCAGAACGTCCTGCTCGCGCGCCTGGCCGGCCACTACGCCCCGGTCGACCCGAAGACCTCCCGCCCCGAGGTCGAGGCCGAGACCGGCGTCAGCCACCTCGACCCGATCGATGCCGCGCTGGCGCAAGAGTTTGTCGCGCGCGTCCAGCAGGACACCGGCCACGTCCCCGACGATGACGAGATCCTGATCTACCTGGCCGACGAGAAGACGCACGAGCTGCACGCGCGGCTCGCGATGCGCGAGGTCGAACTCTCCCGCCTGCGCGCGGAGCGAACCTGGTGAGCGAAGACCCGCGCGAGCCGCCGCCGCTTGCGCCCCCCGCCGACGATCAAGATGAACGCGCCCGCTGCCTGCGCCCCCAGCCGCCGGCGGAGATCCCCGCCCGCGCCACGACGTATGCGCTCCCGGGGCTGCTCGCCCGCTCGCTGCTGGGCGACCGCGTGATCAAGTAGCCGCCGATGCCCCGCACACGCACGACGATCCCACGCAAGCCGAAAGGCACGACGACTACGGCGCTCGTCCCGGCCGCCGCCCGCGCCCCCGAGGTCCTGAGCGACCTGGAGTCCGACCTGAACGTCCAGGCGGTCGAAGCCTTCACCAAGTCGCTCGGCGGACGCGACGCCCTGGCCGGCACGCTCGCGGTGGCCGAGGGCGACCCGGCGGTCGAGAAGGTGCTCACCTATCTGCTCGACCCGCGGTATGACACCTGGCCGCTCAGGAAAATCTGTCGCCTCGGCGGGCTCACGGTGGTCGACCTCTTCACGGCGTACAAGCGCGCGGTGCTCTCCGCCGCGCACATCGAGTCGACCCACCTCATCGCCCGGGCGCTCCCGCCGATCGTCTCCGACGTCATGGCGCGCGCCACGCCGCAGCCGATCGCCTGCCCGAGCTGCGTGGGCGTGGGCCTGAAGCGCCCCGATTGCCCGCTCTGCCAGGGCACCGGCGTCTCGACCTCCCTGCCGGAGCTGGATCGCCAGAAGCTCGCGCTCGAACTCGGCCACCTCACCGAGAAGAAAGGCGGGATCCTCGTGCAGCAGAACGTCCAGACCACGGCGAACGCGGCGGCCCTGGGGAGCCACGCCCCCGGCGCCCTGGAGCAGTTCCAGCAGGTGGTCGGGGATCTGCTGTTCGCCCCGCGGGGGCGCACCCCGCTGGCGAGTCGCGGGGAGCCGCTCGCCGAGGCCCCCGAGGGGGAGGCGATCGAAGCGAACGCGGCCGAGGACGTGGTCTAGCGCCGCGATGTACGCCCCCGCGCTCATCGCTCAGCGGGTCGAGGAGGCCGAGCGCCTCTTCGCCTCCGCCCTCACCGCCACCGGCGGGCGGCTCGGGCGCTACAGCGTGAGCGAGTCGGCCACCCTCACCGCGTCGATCATGCAGGCCAAGGACGAGTCGGGCGCCTTCCGCCGCGCGCTCACCGAGGAGGAGCAGGGCTTCATCGTCACGGCGAAGCTGCGCACGACGATCGACTTCCCGTGGTTCGCCGAGCGCTTCTGCTGGATCGACCAGGAGGGGCATGGATTACGCAGGCTCGCGCCCCTCTGGGAGTCGCAGCAGCTGGTGCTCGATCAGCTCGGGCGGCTGGAGAAAGCGCGCGACGACGAGGGGTCGCCCGACGGCTTGCTGCTCAACATCCTCAAGGCGCGCCAGCTCGGCGTGTCGACGCTCAGCGAAGCGCTGGTCGCGCACCGGATCTGCACCCGCGCACACATCCGCGCGCTCAGTGGCGCCGACGTCGAAGACCAGGCGGGGTATCTCTTCCGCATGGTCGTGCGGATCTACGACCAGCTGCCCTGGTTTTTGAAGCCGGGTCGCGTCTACTTCAACAAGAACCGCGAACTGAGTCTCGCCAACCAGAGCTTCCTCAAGACCGCCTGGGGCAAGTCCACCCGCGGCGCACTCCAAGCCGTCAGCGGGCAGGAGGGCGCGAAGGGATCGATCGGGCGGGGCCAGACCTTCAGCGTCGTCCACATCAGCGAACTCCCCACCTGGGAGAACCCCGAGCAGCTCGACACCGCGCTCCTCCCCGCGATCCCGTACGCGAACGACACGCTCGTGTTGTACGAGGCGACCGCGGAGGTCGCCGGCGACTGGTGGCACACGCACTGGCTGACCTCGGGGCGCGGCGAGGGGCGCTTCAGGAACATCTTCATCCCGTGGTCGGCCGAGCCCAGCAAGTACGCGCTCCCCGCCCCGGAGGGCTGGGCGCCCTCGGCCTCCACCCAGGCGCACGCCGTGAAGTGCGAACGCGACTCGCCCAAGTGGTTCGGCGGCAAGACCGTGCGGCTGTCGCGCGAGCAGCTCTACTGGTACGAGACGACGCGTCGCTTCTACGAGAGCAAGGGCCAGCTCTACAAGTTCCTGAAGGAGTATCCGGCCGACGATCTGGAGTGCTTCCAGTACGCCGGCCGCTCGGTCTTCACCTTCGAGCAGCTCGACGCGATCGAGAAGGCGGGGAGCGTCAGGAAGCTCCTGGACGTCTGGGCGGTGGAGCCGGCCGTCGAGATCGCGGCGCTGCGCAAGGACCCCGCGACGGTCGATCTCCAGCCCAAGCGGGTCGTCCCGCCGCTCGCCCCGCACGCGGGGATCGCGGGGAAGCTCGCGCACGACCTCCACCCCGTGCCGCCGGGCTACGGCTTCCGCCGCCTCTCGCCCGAGCAGCTCGCGGCGATGCCGAACCTGCGCCAATCCGTCCTGGCGATCTGGGAGTACCCGCGGCTGCGCGGCCCGCGCCGCTACATCCTCAGCGTGGACGTGAGCGACGGGCTCGGCCAGGACTACTCGATCATCGACGTCATCCGCCAGCCGACGATCGAAGAACCCGCCGAGCAGGTCGCGCAGTACTGCACCAACCGCCTCGACCCGAAGGGGCTGGCGTTCATCTGCGATGCGATCGGCCGCTACTACTGCGATGGGGATCAGATCGAGGCGCTCGCGGCGATCGAGACGAACAACCATGGGCTGGCGACCCAGGACACGCTGCAGCTGCACCTGGGCTACGCGCACTTCTACGTCTGGGAGTACGCGGATGCGGCCAACCAGGAGCGGCGCTACTCGACGCGGATCGGCTGGCTGACCTCCCCGCGCACGCGCCCGCTCCTGCTCGCGAGCTTCTACGGCGCGGTGACCGCCGTCGACACGGTGACCGCGCAGCCCGACTTCATCCTGAACTCGCCGATCACCCGGGGGGAGTTGCGCCACTTCCTGACCGAGTCCACGATTGGCGAAGCGGCGGCGGCGCGCGGCCAGCACGACGACGCGATCATGGCCGCCGCGATCGGCTACTACGTCGCCTGGCGGATGGCCGGCGGGGAGATCGAGCCGATCGCCGAGCGGCGGCGGCGCCGATCCGCCGAGCGGGCGCAGATGACGCTCGAAGCCTCCCGCCCGAAGGAGTACCGGAACATGCCGGCCACCGTCGAGGAAGCCGACGACCTGGAGATCGATCATGACGATGAAGTACGCGAGTCCTTCGACACCCTCACCGACGAGCCCACCGGCCTCTACTTCGACGAACGGACCCGCGCCTAAAGCGCCGATCGACGCGGCGATCCGCGGGCTGCAGACGCAGCTGACCGCGTATCTGGCGAGCCTGGCGCCGGCCACCCAGGCACCAGGCCTGCACCTCTCGCCGGCGGATGTCCGCGCGCTCGACGACCGGCTCGGCCTCGGCGCGACCACCGGCGGCGAGGCGCTCGTCCGCGCGATCGACCGCCTCGCCTCGATTGCGATCGGCGACATCCGCATCCCGTTCACGCCCGGGCAGCTCAGTGAGCTGCAGCACCGCGCGGCCAAGCGCGGGCGGACGGTCGAGCAGGAGATGCGCGCGGTCGTGGCGCGGATCGAAGAAGAACTCTTCTACAAGGGGGGCTAGCGATGCTGCCAGACGTGACGCTCCCGCAGGCGCTGCTGCTGGTCGGCCTCGTCTTCGCGTGGCTCGTCTTCGTGATCGCGCGGGCGTGGTTCGAGCGAGGCGGACGCTGATGCCGTATCTCATCGAAGCCGACGACGCCTTCCTGATCAACCTCGACGCGGTGGCGATCTTCCAGCCGGTCGAGGAGGCCGGCCAGGTCGTCGCGTATCGCTGCCGATCCCTCGACGGCACCGACCTCGGGCGCGTCTCCGCTGCGGTTGTCGAGGCGCTGCGCACCGAACTCGAACTCGATCGGGTGGGCGACTGATGCTCGGCTCGGCTGCCGCCCCGTTCGCCGTCCAGGATCAGCCCTCGCTCGGCGACGTGCGTGTGTGGACGTCTGGGCCGCCCGCGCTCGATCTGCGGCTGGAGGTGCGGGTGCTCGGGCGGCAGGTCGCGGCGCTGGAGGCGCGGATCGCACAGCTGGAAGCGTGGCGGGATCGGCCCTGGTGGGGCGTGCGGGCGTGGCGGTGGCTGGTCGCGCTCGCCCCGCGGGAGGCGTCGTGGCGGTAATCGTCTCCGACAGCTTCGCCGCCTACGCCGACGGGGCGCTGCCGACTGTGTCGGGCGGCGTCTACGCGAAGCCTTCCGACTGGCCCAACCCGATCGCCATCGCGTCGCACCTGGCGAAGGGCACCGCCTCTGGCGATAACGCCTGCTATCTCTCCAGCTACGCCGGCAGCGCCGTCGCGCAGTGGGCGGCGGTCACCGTCGCGACGCACGACGACTTCATGGGGCCGACGGTCTTCAACAGCGCCGTGGGGGACTTCTACTTTTGGGATGTGCGCAGCGGGGGGTGGCAAGTCTATCGGGTGCGGTCGAACCAGGTCTTTACCGCCATCGCCTCGGGCGGCTGGGGCACCAACCCCGCTCCCGGCGATGTCTTCCAGTTGGAGGCCGTGATCGTGGCGGGCGACCCGACGCTCACCGTGCGCAAGAACGGCGTCAACCTCTGGGTGGTGACCGACTCCCCGGTCGGCAAGATCCTCAGTGGCGTCCCGGGGCTGCGGCTGTGGAACACGGGCGCGCGCGTCAGTAAGTTCGAGGCGGGCGACTTCGCGGTCACGCCCCCGGCCGGCGGGGCGGGCGAGGACCGCACGCGCCTGGCGCTGGAGCCGACCTTCGCGCTCAGTGCCGCGCCCCTGCTCGGAGGAGGCTTCGCATGATCCAGTCGCTCGGCAAGCTCGTCCCGACCCCCGGCACGCCCGTGCGCGCCACCACCAACCTCCCCGTCGCCGAGCAGAAGCTGCGGGTGCATGGCGTGCTGATCCAGGCGCTCCCCGGCAACACGGGCCGCGTCTACATCGGCACGTCCGCGCTCAATCGCGCAGCCTTCACCGACCTCTACGCCGTGCTCGCGGTGCCCTCGGGCGCGGCGCTCCCGAGCTTCTCGACCGCGCTGACGCTGGCGCCCAACGCGATCAACGTCGGCGACTTCTACATCGACTGCGACGTCGCGAGTGACGGCGTGATCGTCACGGTGCTGATCGCCTGACCGAGGAGATCGTCTATGGCCTTGCATGACTTCTGGTGCCGCCGCTGCGGCCAGGTGCTCGTCGATGTGAACGTGCCGATCGCGGTCGGCGCCAAGGCCGGCGCGCCCGAGCACTGCGGTGCGCCCGCCGCGTGGATCCCGCAGGTCGGGCGGATGGACGCCTCCTCCGGCCCGGGCTTCACCGCCTTCACCACCCGCGACGGCCAGAACCGCGAGGTCGTCGTCGACTCGCTGCACAAGCTCCGCCAGGTCGAGCGGCAGTCCGAGCAGCAGTACGCGAATGGCGAAGGCCAGCCGCTGGTCTGGCGGCGCTACTCGAACGACCGATCGAACCGCGACCGCCACAGCCTGCACCCGACCTGGACCGGCGGCGAGGCGCCCGACCCGGCGTTCGTGCGCAAGCACGGCGCAGCGATCAAGCGCGATGTCGCCGCCGCCGACGCGGAGTACGGCCCCGGCGTGAGCGATGCCTCGCCGTGCGCCCTCGACTCCCTGGAGAAATAGATGGCCGACCTAGGTCCGTCCGGTGTGATCGATCTCCCCCGCGGCGATCTCTCCTCCCTGCAGCACGGCGACCCGCGCATCCTCGCGTGGCTCCGCGAGTGGGTGCAGGAGGGCGACCTGATCAACCGCCAGGACCCCAGCTACGACCTGATCGGCAAGGCGCAGGACTACATCACCGGCAACCAGCTCTCCGCCGAGCACTGCCGGCTCAAATACCTCCCGCAGGTGACGATCAACGAGGTGCGCAAGGCGATGCAGGCGCACGTCTCGGCGATCACCGACCTCAAGCCGATCGCCGGGTGGAAGTCGAACCCCGAGTACCAGGTGCAGGCGAACCTCCTGAACCAGTACCTCATGGCCGAGTGGATCACGACCATGATGGATCTCGATCTGGGCGACTGCGTGAAGTACTCGCTGGCCGGCGGCACGGGCGATCTCGTCGTCGACTGGGATCCGCACGTCCCGCTCGGCGGGGCGCACCAGCTTTCCGCCAGAGACCCCCGCGACACGCTGCCGCTCCGCCCCTCCTTCGGTCGCAGCAATCAGCTCTGGGAAGGCGTCTGCTTCCGCGAGGAGCACACGGTCAACGTACTGCGCGGGATGTACCCGACCAAGGCGCATCTCTTCAAATCCTCCCCCGACACCCTGCTCGGCCAGGTGATGGGCCGCTTCCGCACGGGCCTCTCGCGCCTGATCTCCCCGGCCGATCCGCTCGACTCGATCGCCTGGCCCGGCACCGCCGCGACCACGCGCCGCGCGCGCGCCGGCTCGATCGTCGTCTACCGCGCGTACTTCCGCGATCGCACGCGCAACCTGACCGATAAACCGATCCCGATGGGCACGCCCGGCACCAACTGGTGCTATCTCGTGCAGCCGAAGCAGCCGCTCTACCCGCGCGGCCGGCTCCTCGTGGCCACCGAGGACACGCTCATCTACGACGGCCCGAACACCTACTGGCACGGGATGTTTCCGTTCTGCCGCCTGAAGCTCTGGTCGGTGCCCTGGCAGTTCCTCGGCGTCCCGCTCTTCAACGACCTGCTCCCGCTCCAAGACGCGATCAACGACACGGTCAACGACCTGCGCCTGGCGATCCGCCAGTGGACCAACCCCGACATCACCTACAACCGCACCGCCGTCAGCGAAGCGACGATGAAGCTGATGGACCCGCGCCGCCCGGGCAAGCGCGTGAAGGTGATGCCGGGCTTCGGCGACCCGTGGAAGAAGGAGGACGGCCCCGCCCCGCAGGTCATCCAGCTCGGGATCGAGATGTGGGACAAGCTCACGCAGAAGTTCGCCGACCTCTCGGGCACGGCCAACCTCGCCGCGCTGCTGCAGCTCCGGCAGATGCCCAGCGCCGACACGATCCAGAAATACTACGAGGCGCTCACGCCCGAGATCCGCTCCGAGGCGCGCCAGGTGGAACTCTTCCTGCGCGACTTCAGCGAGATGGTGAAGATCAACTACTTCCAGTTCCTCAGCCAGTCGAAGCGGATGCAGATCCTCGGACAAGGCGGGGCGACGCTGAACGACTTCGACTTCGACCCCGATCAACTCGTGCCCGCGCTCCTCCCTGGGCAGGCCGGCTACACCCCGGAGCTGGACGCGAACACGACCAGCCGCGACCAGCGCGCGCAGTTTTTCCACAAGCAGTTCATCTTCGTCGTCGCCCCGAACTCGGTCCTGGCGATGGACGCCACCGAGCGCAAGATGATGCGCGTCCAGCTCGCCCGCATGGGCTACTACGACTTCTGGTCGCTGCACGAGACGCTCGAAACGCCCAACGTCGGCGCGCCGCCGGCGATCCCGCTCCCGCCGCTGACCCCGCCCCCGCCCGACGTCCTGCCGATGATGCTGCAGCAGGTGGTGAACATGCCGGGCGCGCTCGGCGTGATGGGCTCGGGCGCGATGGGCCTGCCGCAGTACACCGACCCGGCCAGCCAGCGCACGTTCACGATGGACCCGGGCGGCCAGCAGATCCTCGAACTGCGCGTCCCGGTCACCGTGACCGAGCGGCTGCAGGCGCAGGCGCAGCTCGGCATCGGCCAGACGGTCAACCCGGCCGGGCGCAAGGCCAGCGGGCAGGAGCCGCCGCAGCAGGAGACGAAGAACGACGAACCCGGTGGGCGGCAGACCGTCACCGAGTCGAAGAAGTAGGGGGACGCCCGCGTCGGAAGTCGCGGACAGCGGGCGAGACCCGCAGCGCCGGGCTTTCCCCGGCGACCTTTGAAGTCCGATCCCGCGCTCAGGCGTCCCACCCCTACTGCGATCCAGCGAGGCGTTTCTTGCCGTCGCCCGGCAGGGGGACTAGACAAACGCCCACGGTCCCCTGACGCTGGGGACGTGCCGCTCACCCAGACCGGATCGAAAGTCCTCAGCTCCATGCAGACCGAGTACGGCAAGGAGAAGGGCGAGCGCGTCTTCTACGCGACCGCGAACAAACGCCCGCAGCTCGGCGCGAAGTGGCACGGCAAGACCGCCTCCGCGCCGCGATCGCTCAGCAAGCGCTAGCCATGGCCAAGAAGGAAAGTTTCGATCAGATGCTCGCCCGGGTGACCGCCAAGCGCGCCACGGCCGGCGCCCCGAAGTCGGGCCTCACCATCCCGACCTCCGCGCCCGCGCCGCCGCCGCCCCCGCCGCCTGGACTCGGGAGGAAGCCGTAATGGCGACTCCCTTCGGCCGGAAGAAGGATTGAATGGGACGCCCCAACCCCTTCGTGAAAGGGCCTGTCGAACCGGATGCCGACGACCGCACCGCGAGCGCGCCCTCGGCCCCGGCCTTCGTGAAAACCGGCAGCCGCAAGCGCGGCCGGCGCAAGCCGGGGAAGGTGGCCCCGGCGCAGAAGTCACTCATGCAGGGCGGGGGGCCCTCGCGCTCGTTCGCCGGAGGGCGACGCTGATGGCCACCCGCATCGGCAAGGCACCCGAGCCCGTCCTCGTCACCAAGAACCTGCCGATCGCGCGCACGCGCGGCGGGGTGGCCGCGCAGGACTTCGACAAGCGCACGACCGCCACCAAGCCGATCCGGGGCGGGCGGTCCTTCCGCGGAGGCAAACGCTGATGTTCCCAGGAGCCCCGTTCCCCGGTATCGGCCCGACGCCCGGTGCGACCGCGCTTGACGGCCCGCCCCCGGGGCCGACCCCGATGTCGCCCCCGCCCGGTGGCGGCGGCTTCTCGATGCGCGGGATCGCGGGCGACCCCTCCGGCGGCGGCGCGGCGATGGGCGGGATCCCCTCATCCGGGATGCCCCCCGAGGTGCTGACGGGGATCACGCAGTCCGCCTCGGCGATGGGTGATCTGCTCGACAGCTGGGCGCAGATCACGCCCGACCAGGCGCCGCAGCTCTCGATGATCAAGGACTTGGTCCAGCAGTACCTCGCGAGCCTGATGGGCTCGGGGGCTGGACCCACCGCTCCGACTGCCACGGGACCGGCGTTCCCGGGCGGCGGCATGGACCACGGCTTACCAGGAGCCGGGTCCGTTTAGTCGAACGCCGATCGCTCGCCCGAGAGCAGTCGCACGCGAACCTCGCCCGCCTCCAGCGGAGGGATCGGTGCTCTGTGGCCTCGTGGAGGGTAGGAGAGTGAGAGATGGGTGCGTTTGAGTCAGGACAGTCGTTCATTGCTGGCGTGCTCGCCAAGCTCCCCGCGGAGCTGCAGGCACAGGCGAAGACCGTGTTCGAGGCTGCGGAGGCGAAGGACGCCGTGACGCTCATCGGCGACTCCACGCTCGCCCGCAGTGACTACAGCCGCTCGATGGATCAGATGCGCGAGAAGGAGCAGGCGCTGACCGACTACTACACGCGCCTGAACGGGTGGTACGAGGAGAACCGCGTGGCGCTCGAAACGGCGCGCGGCTCGGCGATCACCACGCCCGACCCGGCGATCCCCGCCGCGCCGACGCCCCCGACCGGGGTGCTCAGCGCGAGCGACATCCGCCGGATCGCCGACGAGGCGGTCAACGACGCCGGGCGCGACTACATCGCGGTCACGGCGTTCCTGACGACTCAGGGCGCGCGGCACTCGCATCTCTTCCAGGAACCGCTCGACATGACCGAACTGGTGAGCAACCCGAAGCTCGGCAAGCCGGTCTACGGCCAGCCGGGCCGCGTGTTCTCGCTCCAGGACGCCTATCTCGAAAAGTACGGCGAACGGCTCGCCACCAAGCAGAAGGAAGCCGAAGACAAACGCATTAACGACGAGGTCGATAAGCGCCTCGGCGAACGGCTGAAGCAGACCACGAGCGTCCACCCGTTCCCTCTGCGCCAGGAGTCATCGCCGCTCGATGTCCTGACGACGAAGGACGGGTCCGCGCAGCACACGCTCGACTCGGCCGTCGCCGAGTACGAGCGCCTGGTCGCAGCCAAGGGCTAACCCAGCCCACCGCCCGAGCGCGCCGCTGTCGACTCGACCACAGGGTAGGAGGCTCCCGTGGCCATTCAGCTCGACGAAGTCAACACCACCGTCACCAAAGAGATCGAACCCGGCGTCGTGGACGGCTATTTCAAGGCCGGCCCACTCATCGCCATGTGCAAGGCCCGCTTCAACCGGAAGTGGATCGGGCCGCAGATCCAAGAGAACTTCATGTACAAGCCGATGAAGGGCGGCGCGTACCGGAAGGGCGGCAGCTTCGACATCACGCGGCGGCAGACCCGCACGGGCCTGCTCTTCGGCCCGCGCTACTACCAGGTCGGCATCACCGAGTTCCTTGAAGACCTCGAAGTCGAACTGGCCGGGCCGCGCGCCGCCTTCAGCGTCATCCGCACCGACATGGCGCAGGCCTCGCTCACGATGAGCGCGATCCTGGAGATCGCCGCGTTCCACCACGGCCAGGCCCTGGCCGGCGACGACCGCTCGATGGAGATCAACGGGCTGGAGGAAGCGTTCAATTCCGGCAGCGTCAACAGCTGGGCGGGGAACCAGTTCCCCAGCTACGGCGGCCAGACCCGCGTCGACGTCTCCCCCGCGCTCGACCCGCCCCAGGGCCTGATCTCGCCCGACCTCGGCGGCCAGCCGATCTCCTACCGCGTACTGCGCCACAGCTACTTCAGCTGCATCATCGGCAACGAAGCGCCCTCGATCGGCATCACGACCAACCGCTGCATGGGCTACATCGCGGAGAACTTCCTGCCGCACCAGATCGTCGACACGACCCAGCCCGAGATCAACTGGCCGGGCATGAAGTTCGACAAGGCGACGATCACGATGTCGCAGTACTGCCCCGGGGCGGACGGGGTCAACGACGTCGACCTCGGCAACTACTTCGCGGCCAACGAGACCTTCTGGTGGCTGAACTTCGGGCCTCCCGGAGACGACGCCTACATCCGCCTCTACATCGCGCAGTCGCGGAAGTTCGCGTTCGGCTTCACCGGCTTCAAGGGCGCGCGGCAGGACAACCAGGTCGCCGGGCAGATCCTCTTCGCCGGCAACCTCACCGTGAAAGCCCTGCGGCTCTCGCGCGTGATCAGCGGCATCGGCAGCTAAGGCCCGGCAGCTTTCAGGAGATCCGATCATGCCCAGCATCTTTGAACAGAACGCCGTCTACCTCCAGTCGGGCGACCCGACCCGCGAGGACACCCCGACCCTGATGGAGCCGGGCACCCTCGGCGCCCGCTTCACCATGCAGCACCCGACCGGGCGCGCGACCCCGGCGGTGCCGCCGCGCAGCAAGCGGTTCCAGGTCGTGCGCATCGACCCGGCCACCGTCGCCGCGCCCAAGACCGGCCAGCCGGTCTACTGGACCGACCGGGCCAACTACCTGGTCGGCACCGCCGGCGGCACCGCGCTCAACCAGATCGCCGGAGTCATCGGCGCGGTGGCGCCGGCCAAGGGGAACTACACCTGCATCCAGTTCGGCGGGCCGTGCCCGGTGCGCGCCTCGGACGCCAACGTCGCCGCGGCCGTCGTCGGTGACAACATCCTCGGGGGCGCGACCGACCTCGGCGTGCTCCTGGCGGCGGGCACGGCGCCGACGACCACGCCGCTCGGCACGGTCGCCGGGCCGGTCAAGGTGACCGACGTCACCGGGGGCACCGGCAACCAGAAGGTCCTGGTCGACCTCAACCTGCCGGATGTGGTCTAGGCGCGGTCGCCTGCCCAGGAGACGATCATGCCAACTATCGACAAGACCGGCCTGCAGTACCACGACAGCTCGGCCGCGCGCATCCGCAAGATCGGGGGCTACGTCGGCCCCGCCAGCTACGTCAGCGGCGGGGATCCGATCACACCCGCCGACCTCGGCATGGGGCGGATCGAGCTGATGCTCTTCACGCCGGCGACCAACGGGACACTCTTCACCTACCCGGTGTGGGTGCCCAGTGCGACCGGCGGCACCGTCAAGTGGCTGGTGGGGACGACCGGCGTGGAAGTCGCCGGCGGCGTGAACCTCTCGGCCTACACCGCGCGCTTCGAGGCGATCGGCAAGTAGTCCAGGAGGCCCGCGTGCTGCTGACGACCTACCGGGCGGTCCCGAGCGGGATGTCGTTCGACCTCGACACGACACCCGCCCGGGCCGCCTCCATGCTCTCGACGCCCGGGAACGCCTGCGTCGTCGGACTCACCGGCGCCGGCACCTGGGCGGTCGAACTGCTCGCCTCGATCGACGGGGTCAACTACAGCCTCGTCGCGACCCTGACCACGCCCGGCCTCCGCCGCTACGACACCAAGGGCGTCGCCGCGATCGCCATCCGCGTCAGTAGCTACACCGCCGGCTCGGGCATCGTCAGCGGGATGCTCGCGCACGGCGCGCTCATCCCGACGACCAACGTGTCGCCGCTCTTCGGCAGCTTCCTCGTCTACAGCTACAACGCGACGCCGACCGAGCCGCCCATCGGCAACCAGATCCGCTTCAACGCCGCGGCCTTCTCGCAGGTGACGAAAGTCTGGATCGCCAACACCACCGTGGACGGGGTCGACCAGTACTTCGCCATCCGCCACGTCCCTTACGGCGGCACGCTCCTGGTGCAGAACAAGACCAAGTTCAGCGACGCGATCCTCTTCAACATCCTCGCCCCGCCCATCGACAAGATCGACTACGTGGAGATCCCCGTCGCCTTCCAGCAGGCGACCGGCGCGCTGACCGCGCAGCAGGTGATCGTCGCGGTCTTCAACCCGGGGCCGGTGATGTCGTTCGGCGCGGTCGGGCGCGCGGAAGCGGAGATCGCGCCCGAGACCCTGCCGCTGCCGGAGGCGACTGATGGCTGAAGACTTCGGCTACTGCTGGCGCACGACGCGGCTCTACTGCCCGGCGGCCCCGACCTTCCTCGCGCGCGAGTGGGTGCAGGCGGCCTACAAGCAGCTCCTCGCCGCGCGCCGCTGGAGCTTCATGCGCGTGGCGATCAGCGTGCCGGTGCTCGCGACCGACAGCTACCTGGTGCTGCCGGCCGACTTCGGTTCGTTCAAGGTCGTCGTCGACGAGGCGCGCCAGATCCGGCTGCCCTTCGACTACTCGCTCACCGATCTCGCCAAGGTGGACCCGGGCGGCACCGCGACCGGCCAGCCGACCGCCCTGGTCGCCGCCACGCCCTCGACCGCCCCGGCGACCCTCGGCCGGACGCGCTACCAGCTCTACCCGTCGGGCGCGGCCTGCACGCTCACGGCGGTGTATCACCGCCAGGGCGCGCGGCTCATCGACGGCCAGGTCTTCACCGGCGTCCTGGCAGATGGCGCGGAGGTCCTCGTCGCGGGGGCGCTCGCGCAGGCCGCCCTCTGGCCCGGCACCGCCGATCTCTCGAACCCGTACTTCAACGCGACGCTCGCGCAGACCAAAGCCGCCGAGTTCAAGTACGGCGTGCAGATGCTCAGCTTGCGCGACGACGAACAGGTGCCCGACGATCTCTGGGACAGCTGGCCGGAAGAGTGCAGCTCGCTCGGCGGCGGCGACCCGCGCGCGACCGATGCGTGCGCCTGCTAACCTATCTATCACGGAGTGATGCATATGAGTGACCTCAAGACGTTCTGGGACAACCCGGGGATGCCGAGCAGCACCGATCTCTCGGGTGACACCGTCACCAGCTCCGGCTCCGACCCGCAGGTCGAGGCCTCGGGCGTGGAGGCGCACGATCCGTTCTGGCCGAACCCGCCGGTGCCGAAGATCGACGGCGGCGAGTCGCCCAACTCGGTCTCGGGGCTGCCGGCGCTGCCGAACCGCTTCGAGCCGTCCGCGCAGCCGCCCGAGCCGCCGTCCCTCCAGGACCGGCGCCCCGGCACGATCGACGAGCAGTAGGAGGCTGCGATGATCGCCGTCTTCCAGATCGCGCTCACGGCCTCGCCGGCCAAGCGCCTCAGCGACGTCTACGGCGGCGTGGCCGGCACGCCCGACGAGACGAAGAACGTCGGCTACCGGCAGCTGATCCTCTCCGCGACTGGCGCGACCGCGACCATCGGCGCATCCGGCGTCACCGCCACCCTGGGGATCGTGCTGGCGGCGGCGGGCGCGCCGCTGGTGATCGGGCCCTTCCCGACCGGGGCGGTGCGACTGTCGGATCTCTACGCGATCGGCGCGGGCGCGACGCTCACCGTGCTCGGGGTGCCGTACTGATGGCGCTGCTCTTCCTTGACAGCTTCGATCACTCGGGCACCACAGGTGCGATGGTGCTGAAGAAGTGGGACGTCGATAACGGCATTGCGATCATCTCCACGACGACGGTGCGCACGGGCACGGGGGCGCTCTTCCTCCAGTCGTCTGGGGCGCTGCTGAAGGTCATCCCGCTGCCCGGGGATGTCTTCATCCTCGGCTGTGCCATCCGCTGCCCTGCGTGGCCGACGAGCACCAACCTCGTAGAGTTCCTGGAAGGCGCGACGCTGCATGTCGCCCTCGCCGTGAACGCCTCCGGCTTCTTGGTGGTGAAGCGCGACACGACCGTGCTCGCGACCGCGACGAGCGGGCCGCTCGCGATCAACACTTGGTACTACTTAGAAGTGAAGGTCGTGGTTCACGACAGCGCCGGGTCGGTGGCCGTGCGGATCGACGCCGTGCCGCTCACGTTCTCCGCCTCGCTGACGGGCGTCGACACGCGCAACGGGGGCACGGGCAACGTGGACCGTTTGGGGTTGCGAGGTGGAGGCGGTACTGGGGTGTTTGTCGACGACCTCTACCTCTGTGATGACGCGGGCACGACCAACAATGACTTCCTCGGCATCTGCGTGGTCGAGCGCCTGCTCCCCTCGACCGGCAACGGCGACCTCACCGATTTCACGCCCTCGACCGGCACCGACCACGGCGCGCTCGTCGACGAGAACCCCCCGACCGACGACACCGACTACAACACCGGCGACACCGTCGGCCAGCAGGACTGCTACCAGTACCCCTCGCTCGCCCTGACCGGCGCGATCCTCGGGATCCAGACGAACCTCTACGCGCGCAAGACCGACGCGGGCGCGCGCACGGTCGCGCCGATCGTGCGGCTCGGCTCGGTGACCTACCCTGGCGCAGCGGTCGCCCCGACGACCAGCTACAAGTACCTCACCGAAGTGCGCGAGACCAACCCCGCGACCGGCCTGGCGTGGACCTCCGCCGACATCACCGCCCTGCAGGCGGGCATGAAGATCGTGAGCTGAGCGCCCGATGGCGCTGAGCCGCGTCCAGTCCACCGCCAAGGTCTCCAACGGCGGCACCACCATCACGATCCCCGCGTTCGCGACCCTCCCGACCG